GTCACGATCAACAGCAACAACAAACATTTTAAAACAACAATGGCAAACATTAATGAACAAATCAACAATCAACGTGATGCTGCTGCTAGCGGGAGAAATAATCTCGTTAGTCAGCTAGCATCAAAGAGGGTGTATGACGAGGCCGTTCGCTCGTTAGATCATCAAGATAGACGCCCAAAAATGAACTTTTCTCGTGTGGTCAGTACAGAGCACACCAGGCTTGTTACCGATGCGTATCCGGAGTTTTCGATTAGTTTCACCGCTACCAAGAACTCAGTTCATTCCCTTGCGGGAGGTCTGAGGCTTCTTGAATTGGAGTACATGATGATGCAGGTACCTTATGGTTCACCTTGTTTTGATATTGGTGGTAATTACACGCAGCATTTATTTAAAGGCAGATCATATGTACATTGCTGCAATCCGTGCCTGGATCTTAAAGACGTTGCAAGGAATGTGATGTACAATGACATAATTACGCAACACGTGCAGAGGCATAAAGGATCTGGTGGGTGCAGACCTCTTCCGACTTTCCAGATAGATGCTTTCAGGAGGTACGAAGATTCGCCCGTTGCAGTCACCTGTCCAGACGTTTTCCAAGAATGTTCCTATGATTTCGGGAGTGGCAGGGATAATCATGCGGTCTCATTGCATTCGATTTATGATATCCCTTATTCTTCGATCGGACCAGCTCTTCATAGGAAAAACGTGAGAGTCTGTTATGCAGCCTTTCATTTCTCGGAGGCGTTGCTCTTAGGTTCGCCCGTGGGTAATTTAAATAGTATAGGGGCTCAATTTAGGGTTGATGGTGACGATGTGCATTTTCTTTTTAGTGAGGAGTCAACTTTGCATTATACTCATAGTTTAGAGAATATTAAGTTAATCGTAATGCGTACTTATTTTCCTGCTGATGACAGGTTCGTGTATATTAAGGAGTTTATGGTTAAGCGTGTGGACACTTTCTTCTTTAGGTTGGTTAGGGCAGACACACATATGCTTCATAAATCTGTAGGGCACTATTCGAAGTCGAAATCTGAGTATTTTGCGTTGAATACCCCCCCGATTTTCCAAGATAAGGCCACGTTTTCTGTGTGGTTTCCCGAAGCGAAACGGAAGGTGTTGATACCTAAGTTCGAACTCTCGAGATTTCTTTCTGGAAATGTGAAAGTCTCTAGGATGCTTGTCGATGCTGATTTCGTCCATACCATTATTAATCACATTAGCACGTACGATAACAAGGCTTTAGTGTGGAAGAATGTTCAGTCTTTTGTAGAATCTATACGCTCTAGGGTAATTGTAAACGGAGTTTCCGTGAAATCTGAATGGAACGTGCCGATCGATCAGCTTACTGATATCTCATTCTCGATATTCCTTCTCGTGAAGGTTAGAAAGGTGCAGATTGAGCTAATGTCTGATAAGGTCGTGATCGAGGCGAGGGGTTTGCTTCGGAGGTTCGCTGATAGTCTTAAATCCGCCGTAGAAGGACTAGGTGACTGCGTCTATGATGCTCTAGTTCAAACCGGTTGGTTTGACACCTCCAGCGACGAACTGAAAGTATTGCTACCTGAACCGTTTATGACCTTTTCAGATTACCTCGAAGGGATGTACGAGGCAGATGCGAAAATTGAGAGAGAGAGTGTCTCTGAGCTGCTTGCTTCTGGAGATGATCTGTTCAAGAAGATTGATGAGATAAGAAACAATTACAGCGGAGTTGAATTTGATGTGGAGAAATTTCAAGAATTCTGTAAAGAACTGAATGTTAATCCTATGCTAATTGGTCATGTGATCGAAGCTATTTTTTCGCAGAAGGCAGGGGTGACAGTCACGGGCCTAGGCACGCTCTCTCCTGAGATGGGTGCTTCCGTTGCGTTGTCCAATAATTCTGTAGATACATGTGACGATATGGATGTAACTGAGGATATGGAGGAAATAGTGTTGATGGCAGACAAGAATCACCCTTACATTTCTCCAGAAATGTCGAGATGGGCTAATATGAAATATGGCAATAATAACGGGGCCTTAGTTGAATACAAGGTCGGAACCTCGATGACTTTACCTGCCACCTGGGCAGAAAAGGGTAAGGCTGTCTTACCGTTGTCGGGAATCTGTGTGAGAAAGCCCCAATTTTCAAAGCCACTCGATGAGGAGGACGACTTGAGGTTGTCAAACATGAATTTCTTTAAGGTGAGTGATCTAAAGTTAAAGAAGACTATCACTCCAGTTGTTTATACTGGGACCATTCGAGAGAGGCAGATGAAGAACTATATCGATTATCTATCGGCTTCTCTGGGTTCTACGCTTGGTAATCTTGAGAGAATTGTCAGGAGTGATTGGAATGGTACCGAGGAGAGCATGCAAACTTTTGGATTGTACGATTGTGAGAAGTGTAAGTGGTTGCTGTTACCATCCGAGAAGAAACACGCCTGGGCTGTAGTCCTGGCGAGTGATGATACCACTCGTATAATCTTCCTGTCGTATGATGAATCCGGTTCTCCTATAATTGATAAGAAAAATTGGAAGCGGTTCGCTGTCTGTTCTGATACTAAAGTTTATAGTGTGATTCGTAGTTTAGAAGTCTTAAATAAGGAGGCCATAGTCGATCCTGGGGTGCATATAACTTTAGTCGATGGGGTGCCGGGCTGTGGAAAAACTGCAGAAATCATAGCGAGGGTCAATTGGAAAACTGACCTTGTGTTGACTCCCGGAAGGGAAGCGGCTGCTATGATCAGGCGAAGAGCCTGTGCCCTGCACAAGTCACCTGTAGCTACTAGTGATAACGTTAGGACTTTTGACTCTTTTGTAATGAATAAGAAGGTTTTTAAATTTGATGCCGTTTATGTAGATGAGGGTCTTATGGTCCATACGGGGTTGCTCAACTTCGCGTTGAAGATTTCAGGTTGTAAAAAAGCCTTTGTCTTCGGTGATGCTAAGCAAATTCCGTTTATTAATAGGGTTATGAATTTTGATTATCCTAAGGAATTAAGAACTTTAATAGTTGACAACGTAGAGCGTAGGTATATTACCCATAGGTGTCCTAGAGATGTCACTAGCTTTCTTAATACTATTTATAAAGCTGCGGTTTCTACCACTAGTCCGGTTGTACATTCCGTGAAGGCAATAAAGGTTTCTGGGGCTGGTATTCTGAGGCCCGAGTTAACGAAGATCAGAGGGAAGATCATAACGTTTACTCAGTCTGATAAACAATCCTTGATCAAGAGTGGGTATAATGATGTGAATACTGTGCATGAGATTCAAGGGGAGACCTTTGAGGAAACGGCGGTTGTACGTGCGACACCGACTCCAATAGGTCTGATTGCCCGAGATTCACCACACGTGTTGGTGGCTTTAACGCGGCATACCAAGGCGATGGTGTATTATACCGTTGTGTTCGATGCCGTTACAAGCATAATAGCAGATGTGGAAAAGGTCGATCAGTCGATTCTGACCATGTTTGCTACTACTGTGCCTACCAAATAGCAATTAACGCAGAACTCTCTGTATGTTCACCGCAATATTTTCCTCCCTGTCACTAAGACAGGGTTTTATACGGATATGCAGGAGTTCTATGATAGGTGCCTTCCAGGGAATTCCTTTGTTTTGAACGATTTCGATGCCGTCACCATGCGGTTGAGGGATAACGAATTCAATTTGCAACCTTGTAGATTAACTTTAAGTAATTTAGATCCGGTGCCGGCTTTGATCAAGAGTGAGGCAAAAGATTTTCTGGTTCCCGTATTGCGAACGGCTTGCGAAAGGCCACGTATTCCGGGTCTTCTCGAAAATCTTGTTGCTATGATAAAGAGGAATATGAACACTCCTGATTTGGCTGGAACTGTGGACATAACTAACATGTCTATTTCTATAGTAGATAATTTCTTTTCTTCCTTTGTTAGGGACGAGGTTCTACTTGATCATTTAGATTGCGTTAGAGCTAGTTCTATGCAGAGTTTTTCTGATTGGTTTTCTTGTCAGCCAACCTCGGCGGTTGGCCAGTTAGCTAATTTTAATTTCATAGATTTACCTGCCTTTGACACATATATGCATATGATTAAGAGGCAGCCTAAGAGTCGGTTAGATACTTCAATTCAGTCCGAATATCCGGCCTTGCAAACTATTGTATATCATCCGAAGGTGGTAAACGCAGTTTTCGGGCCGGTTTTTAAGTATCTGACTACTAAGTTTCTTAGCATGGTAGATAATTCTAAGTTTTTCTTTTATACTAGGAAAAAGCCAGATGATCTGCAGGAGTTTTTCTCGGATCTTTCTTCCCATTCTGATTATGAAATTCTTGAGCTTGATGTTTCTAAATATGATAAGTCGCAGTCCGATTTCCATTTTTCCATCGAGATGGCAATTTGGGAAAGGCTAGGACTAGATGATATTTTAGCTTGGATGTGGTCCATGGGTCATAAGAGAACTATACTGCAAGATTTCCAAGCTGGAATAAAGACGCTCATTTATTATCAAAGGAAGTCTGGTGATGTAACTACTTTTATAGGTAATACTTTTATTATTGCAGCGTGTGTAGCTAGTATGTTACCGTTAGATAAGTGTTTTAAGGCTAGTTTTTGTGGTGATGATTCGTTAATCTACCTTCCTAAGGGTTTGGAGTATCCTGATATTCAGGCTACCGCCAATTTGGTTTGGAATTTTGAGGCGAAACTTTTCCGGAAGAAGTATGGTTACTTCTGCGGGAAATATATCATTCATCACGCCAACGGCTGTATTGTTTACCCTGACCCTTTAAAGTTAATTAGTAAATTAGGTAGTAAGAGTCTTGTCGGGTATGAGCATGTCGAGGAGTTTCGTGTGTCTCTCCTTGATGTCGCTCATAGTTTGTTTAATGGTGCTTATTTCCATTTGCTCGACGATGCAATCCACGAGTTGTTTCCTAATGCTGGGGGTTGCAGTTTTGTAATAAATTGTTTGTGTAAGTACTTGAGTGATAAGCGCCTTTTCCGTAGTCTTTATATAGATGTCTCTAAGTAAGGTGTCGGTCGAGAACTCGTTGAAACCTGAGAAATTCGTTAAAATTTCCTGGGTTGACAAGTTGCTCCCTAATTACTTTTCTATTCTTAAGTACCTATCTATAACTGACTTTAGTGTAGTTAAAGCTCAGAGTTATGAATCCCTCGTGCCTGTCAAGTTGTTGCGTGGTGTTGATCTTACAAAACACCTTTATGTCACACTGTTGGGCGTTGTGGTTTCTGGTGTATGGAACGTACCGGAATCCTGTAGGGGTGGTGCTACTGTTGCTTTGGTTGACACAAGGATGCATTCTGTTGCAGAAGGAACTATATGCAAATTTTCAGCTCCCGCCACCGTCCGCGAATTCTCTGTTAGGTTCATCCCTAACTATTCTGTCGTGGCTGCGGATGCCCTTCGCGATCCTTGGTCTTTATTTGTAAGGCTCTCTAACGTAGGTATTAAGGATGGTTTTCATCCATTAACCTTAGAGGTCGCCTGTTTAGTTGCCACTACTAATTCTATTATAAAAAAGGGGCTTAGAGCTTCTGTAGTTGAGTCTGTTGTCTCTTCCGATCAGTCGATTGTTCTAGATTCTTTATCTGAGAAAGTTGAGCCTTTCTTCGATAAAGTCCCTATTTCAGCGGCTGTAATGGCGAGAGACCCCAGTTATAGGTCTAGGTCGCAGTCTGTCGTTGGTCGTGGTAAGCGGCATTCTAAACCTCCAAGTCGGAGGTCGGACTCTGCTTCTGAAGAGTCCAGTTCTGTATCTTTCGAAGATGGCTTACAATCCGATCACGCCTAGCAAACTTATTGCGTTTAGTGCTTCCTATGTTCCCGTTAGAACTTTACTTAATTTTCTAGTGGCGTCGCAAGGTACTGCTTTCCAAACTCAGGCAGGAAGAGATTCCTTCCGTGAGTCTTTGTCTGCGTTACCTTCATCTGTTGTAGATATTAATTCTAGGTTCCCGAGTGCGGGTTTTTACGCTTTCCTCAACGGTCCTGTGTTGAGGCCTATCTTCGTTTCGCTTCTTAGCTCTACGGATACGCGTAATAGGGTCATTGAGGTTGTAGATCCTAGCAATCCGACGACTGCTGAGTCGCTTAACGCGGTCAAGCGTACTGACGATGCGTCTACAGCCGCTAGGGCTGAGATAGATAATTTGATAGAGTCTATCTCTAAGGGGTTTGATGTTTATGACAGGGCTTCTTTTGAAGCCGCGTTTTCGGTAGTCTGGTCAGAGGCTACCACCTCTAAGGCTTAGCCTTGAGGGTCTTCTGACGGTGGTGCACACCATAGTGCATAGTGCTTTCCCGTTCACTTTAATCGAACGGTTTGCTCATTGGTTTGCGAAAACCTCTCGCGTGTGACGCTGAAGTTTTTATGGGCAGTAATTCTGCAAGGGGTTCGAATCCCCCCTTTCCCCGGGTAGGGATCGTG